CACCATCATAAGGCAACACAGAGATGCCTGTGTAATGCTGTCTATTTTGCCACATCCAATTACCACATGCTTCCCATTGATGATCTTTCAATGAAATAGTACATGATACATTGTGCATATTATCCCCACGATTATGCCCACCTACAATCCATTCTTTATTAAAGCGTTTAACACGTTCTAGAATGTCTCTATAAGGCTCTGTCCTTAAGATAGCACCTTCAGGAGCTTTCTGTGGGAATGACATAACTGCTTCTAAATGTGGTTTGAATTGACAATCTTCTATCAATTCAGGTACAGTATCAATCATGTATTGGTACAAAGGTTCGTTCTTACCCACTCGCATCCTACGGATATAATAGTCGTTATGCCAAGCATGAATGCCACTACTGCTACCAAGAACGAGTGAAGTAGTTCCAGCGGGCTTAACAGTAGTAATCCTAGCAGATTCTTTGATGCCAATAAGATTTGCGACACGTTTATTCTCCTCCTGAGCCACATTAGCGGCTTCTTTTAAGTCTAAGTCTAATACTTTACCTGAGGCAATTCCTGTCATACTCACACCAAGTAACGCATCCTCTTCTGATGTTTCTTTCCATACATTACGAAGATAATGGAAATCTGTGTAACCTGCCTGTAGTGTACCAATAAAGGTTGCACATTTAACTCGATCATTTAAGTCTTTTTGGTCTTTTACATCTGATACATTAACCTCAACTAGGTTACAATAGCTATTAGGACGTAAGCTAATTTCTGCACATGGATTTGTCCCAATGTCATAGTCATTTGTCCAGAAGATTCCAGGCTCACCTGATTTAGAATCCTCTACACGTTTCCATAATTCTTTAAACTCTTCTTCCGTGATGTCTTCTCTGTTCAAAACAACGGAGTTATTAGCACGACCACGTTGTGGGTTAAGTTCCCACCATGCTCCACTCTTAGCTGATAGCATATCCATATCATCCTTATCGAATAGACTAATCAAAGCTGCTCTTCTGATACCACCAGATAACACAGCATCGGCTACATGACAAATCATATCATGCACCTCAATAGGTTGCAATTGTCTACCGATAGCATTGTTTAGCACAGCACGTAACTTATCTAAACAGATTCGTAATGGGTCAGGTCCAGGAGCTTTACCACCTGATGTGATAAGCCTTGAGCCTTTTGGTCTAATATCTCTAAAGTCAAATATAGGATCAGACTTACCTAATGTATATGCTTTAATTAAAACTTTAACAGCGTCTGCCCAACCCTCAATACTATCTCCTACCAAAAACCTTCTAGACTTATCTGTCGGACCAACAATCTCAGGTAATCTCTCTGTGTGTCTTTTTTGGACGCTAAAACCAACACCCGAACCACCAAGAAGATTAAACATGGTTTCGCTAAAGACGGCAGGATGATCGCAAGGGGAAAAAGCACAATTGAACATGCGATTGTTAGACAGATCAATGGGAGTTCCACCAAACTGTAAACTACGCATAGAAGGGAGTACTTTACGAGCAAAAACCATTTGATAAACATCTTTAATCTCCTGTTTAATGTTAGGGTATTTACGAATGTGCATGACCATGTTGCGTTCTACGAGTTCATCCCAAGTCTCTCTACGTTTAACTTCGGGGATATACTTTGCGTACTTATTAAAAATAGTTATATCTGATAATATCTTTTGACTTTTGTCCATTTATTCTTCCTCTTCTAATTCGTCTAATTCTAAAGCGTCTAATAAGACCTCTCTTCTTTCGTCTATCTTGTCTTGAAAAGCATAGACAATTTCTTCTGTTGTTAAATCAAGTAACTCAAGTAAGTCTACTTCATTAATTTGTTCTATGACCTTCTCATTAAGTTCTGCTGTTGTTAGAGTCATTTTCTAGTTCCTTGAGAAGTTGTAAGAAATGAATAGCCTTATCTATATCCTGAATACCATTTTTATCTCGCCACCTTACTACATACTTGATGACACATCCCTCAATAAAAGGTATTCCATTCTTATGTATAAATTCAGTAGGTTGTATCTTAAACTTACGATAGTGATCACCACCTACCTGAGTATCTGTTGCATTCATTTCTTTCCTTTCTACAAGATCACGTAATATTAACAAACTTACCACCTTCTTTACGTGCTAGATTACGATTATCTCTAAACCAATTACCACACTCTTGACATTGTAAGCGTTGATACTTACAAGAGTTTGTGTAAGAGAACCCACGTTTCTGATAATGGTTGCCCCCACAGTTGGGGCATACTAATACTTCATCATCAAACAATGACATATTAATATGTTGTTTGCACCAAGGTTTAAATCTTTCATAAACTTTCTCAAGAAGAACCACATCATTCTTATTGTATTCTTCCATGATTTTCCAAGCTTCTTTATCTTTTGCCATACAGCGAAGCCATAGTTCATGCCCTTCATGCTCAACCTTCTTACCCAAACCAAGAGCTTGAGATACATAATCTAGCTTGTTAGACACAAACTTAAATTGTCTACGAGCTACATTAAGTAAATCAATCTGCTTGGATGGGGAAGGTGGAGTCATTTTAGCAAGTAAGAATTCCTTGTTAAGAGTAGGAATGTCAAACTTTGCTCCATTTTAATGAATGATTGCATCAGCTTCATCTAATAACTTATGGACGGACTTCAGCATTTTTTTGTGTGAGGACGAATGCACACTATCAAACATTACTTCATCATCACCTAACCATTTGGCTGCATAGCAGATGGTTTGTGAGGATTCTAATAATTGGTTTAACGAAACATTTTGTTGCCAAATGCCCCACACGGATGCCGTATTGGGCGAGGTTTCGATGTCAATCAACAGTATCTTAGGGGTCATTATACTTTTCCTTTTCGTTGTTGTCTTTCTTTCTGTGTTTTCTTTGTATGACATGTATTACATAATACCTGTAAATTTTCTTTCTTGCAATATAATCTTGAAATAAATGTATTCCAATCTATAAAACCTTTTTTAGGATCTACCACAGGCTCTATATGATCTACGTTAATCTTTTTAGCAGGGTAGTTACCTTTACATTTAGCACATTTATAATGCTGTGCTATACGTTTAGTGTCTTTGTTAAGCATTTTACCCACAGAAGCTTCCTTTAGTATTTCATACTTAGGTGGGTATCTATTATATCCTGAACGTAGTGCTGAGGTTATAAAAGACTTAAGCCTTCCCTCAGTCCACGTCTTTGTCGCCATTATCTATATTTAACCTATCAAAGTGGTTTTTAAAATCGTCATCAAGTGAACGTAGTATCCATAGACACCTACCATTCATAATGAATTCATCTTCTGTTGCATAGTGGTCATAGACTGCATTAAACATCTCTTGTTCGTCTTTACACTTTTCTAATATAATTTTAGCTTTCTTATTCCCAATACCTGAGATACCCTTAATGTTATCTGATGTATCACCTTTAAGGCATTGTTCATAGAATAATCGTAATCCTTCAACAGGAGTCTGATCTATAAATGTATCAGGCTTGCTCCAACCTTTACCCGCAATCTCCCATTGAAAATGCTTTCCAGGAATTTGTAGTAAGTCTTTGTCTAGACTACATATAATAGTATCTTCTGTTTGATGTATACCTAACATATCATCAGCTTCTAGATTATCTTCTGCTATTTCAGCACTCATGTTTTCCATAGCATGTTCCCGCAACTGCTCTAAATGAATAGGTTTAGGTGCAGTACGATTAGCTTTGTACTCAGGGTAAACTTTTTTACGGAAGTTATCTTTAGCAGACAGGAAACCACGATACTCTGTGGCTTCTGTTTTAGTGAGGATATTGTCTAGTAATTCTTCTGCTCTATACTTAGCAATATTGTATGGATCGTTTTCTGCACTAGCGGCACAACGAAAGCATACTAAGTCCATATCAATTAAAGCAATCATATAGGCTGGACTGTTGATTCCCAGGTTTGGTCTTGAATAACAACAGGTTCATCTGAAGTTAATTCAATGACACGTGTATGATCTTTAAAGAAGATGACATGGATAGAATACACTACCCATGCCACCACTATTACTCCAATGAGATACTTCATTAGGAAGCCTCATCAGTTGCAAATACATAGTCTTCATATGTCTTTGCTAATGCTATGACATCTTCTGCCGTAGCACCTTCACCATCTTTGTTTAATGCTAATGTTGCAACAGCATTTGCTAAAGATGATTGACGCACAATAAACACTTGCCTTTTAGCACGTTCATCGGCTGTTTCGTAGTTACTACCTGTAACACGTGTTGAAGAGCTGTTTGTAGCCACAGTTGTTCCCCCTGTTCCGTCTGATTTTTTAATTGATTGCCATTGCCAATAACCATTGTCATCTTTGGTTGCGGCAATATCTAATTTGTCATCTTTCTGAAAAGTCTGTATGTCTTTAAAAACTTGTGGGTTTGAAAAGGATACAATTTTCTTACCTTGTATCTGTCCTTGTTCATTCCGATAACTTACTTCTAAAGTTTGATAAGAGCCTCGCTGTGTTTTCACATTTTGAGGTTGCCCTACATCAACTAATGTTATAATCATATCTAATTTTCTCCAAAAGAGTTAGTGGTATTATTATTATACCATATATAAAAAACTTGTCAAGCTCTTTCATAAATTTCCATATCTCTCCAATTAGGTCCATATTGCACCTCGGCTTTCATAGGAAGATTGAACTCAACACCAAACAGTTTCTCAAAGTTTTTAGGCACGTCTTCAAAGACTTGTAGCATTAACTCTGATAAACTTTCTACATGCTCATCTTTACAATCAATAATGATTGAGTCATGAACAGTATTCACTAGCTTTGCATCATCATACTTATCCTTCATACGATTAAACAAAGAAACTCTAGCTATCGTCATTAAGTCCGCACCTAATCCTTGCACAGGATAATTAAGAATTGTAGTTCTAGGATAGACTCTCTGACCATTCTTATACTCAGGTTCGTACTCATAAATACGACCTGTTGGTAGTTGTACTTTACTTGTTGTTGTGGCTTCTTGCATTAGTTTAACGTGCCA